TGCTAATGCCGCGTTACCAATAGCTACGTTTCTAGCACCATTAACGTTTGTAGCTAGTGCTGTATCACCAATAGCTACGTTGTAACTTTGATCTGTTGTAGCACCACCGGCGTTATAGCCAATAAAAGTATTTTGTACGCCTGTATTTAAAGCATCACCTGCTAAACTACCTATTAATGTATTTCTTGTACCTGTTGTAACAGAATATCCAGCGTTATGTCCTACAGCTACATTATACATGTCTGTAGCACTAGCTGGTTCTTGATTTCTTAAAGCACTTGTACCAATAGCTGTTGATTTACTACCATCAACATTTGTAAGTAAAGCATTACTACCTATAGCTATATTTTCTGTACCATCAACGGTTGCTGATCCAGCTGAATAACCAATAAAAACACTTTGATTACCCGTAGTCATTGCATCACCAGCTAATCCACCTATTATTGTATTATGTACTCCTGTTGAAACAAGTAAACCAGCGTCAAAACCAATAGCAACATTATAAGGATCACTTGAAGCATTTTGATCTTTTAAAGCTCTATATCCTATAGCTGTACTTGTACCTCTTGTATCTTCTGTGCTTAATGCTTCATAACCTACAACGGTGTTTTTGTTTCCTGTTGTAATTGATAAACCAGCATTCCCACCTATAATAACACTTTTAACAGCTGTTGTTACTTCTTTACCAGCTTCATATCCTACAGCTACGTTATAAGTATCTACACTAGATGTATTATTTTGATTTTGTAATGCTTTAACTCCAAGAGCAACGGCTCTATCTCCTTGTTGTTCACTTGATAAAGCATCATAACCTAACACAACATTGTTATTACCAACAGTTAAAGCATCTCCTGCAAAACCACCTATTAATGTATTATAAATACCTGTTGAAACTGATAAACCAGCATTATAACCAACAGCAACGTTGTTTGCTGCTCCATCATAATTTAAATCTCTTAAAGCTGCTTGACATATAGCTACATTTCTATTTCCAGTATCTTCATCTTGTAATGCTTGATAACCTATAGCAATATTGTTGTTTCCACTAGTTAAAGAGCCACCAGCTGATTTTCCTATAGCTACATTACTATCACCACTTGTTAAAGCATCTAATGCGTCTATACCTACACCTGTATTATTTAAAGCACTGTCTAATGTACCAGTAGTGCTATGCCCAATGAGTAATGAACCTGTAAAATTTGTACCTTCTATTTTATGAAACAAACCACCAGTACCACCATATAATTCTGTGAAATTATCGTTTGTTATATCAAATGCCGCTCGCAGCGTAGATCCGGTTCCGTCGTTTGCTGCAGATCCTATGTTAATAATTTGTTTAGCCATTTATTTGTTTTTAAATTCTTTTATTTCTTTATGTTTTTTTAACTGCGTTTAATTGTTACATTTGGTTAGCATCAGCTGTAAACAAAGTTGAGTCAGCTTTTATCTCAGTGTAGTCTGCAAATAAATTAAATGCGCTTATCCTAGTATCAGCGTTAGTTATCTGTTCGCTGTACCCTACGTTTGTTCTTATTCCTATTAAAGGCATGTCTTAGTATATTGCCATTATATCGTCAGCAGTAGTACCTGTATTAAATACTCTATCGACTTCAATTGGTAAGAAAGATCCAGCTGCTACGTTTTGAAAAACTATTGGTCTGTATATTTCATATTTTTCACCACTAGCCATTATGTTTGCGTTAGAATTAGCAACATCTACTAAGCTAAGTCTAGTATCACTTAATACAGCGTCTACAAAAGCAACTGTACCATCAGTAGTGTTTATTACAAAGTCTCTAAGTTGAACTGTTTTAGTAAAATTTTGAGCAGAATCAACTAACTCATTTGAAGTAGTACCTGTAGCTGTTCCAGATTCTATTACATCTTTTTGCCCAGCAAAATTAACCATAACATTACCAGCTGTTCCAATATAAAGACCAGCGCAATTATGCAAATCTGCTTTTAAAACAGTTGTGCTAGCTGTTGATGAACTAGTTAGTTGTTCTAAGCTTTTTGTATCATTTAAATAGTTAACAGCAGCACTACCAATAGTACTACCATCTTTTAAAAGCACAGCTTTTCTAACTGTTTGTACACCTGGTTTTCCTGGTGATCTGTAAGTGTTTGGGCTATTCGTTATATCTCCGTATGCCATTTTAAATTTGTTTTTTTATTATTATCTATTTTTATCTTTGTTGACTAAATTTATAGCTTTAATCATTACTTTATCTGAGTAAGATCCACCTTCCATTATTTTATTTCTTCTAATACTAGTCGGTAAATCTTCTGTTCCTAATAACATCCTGTATATTCTACTAATAAGTTGACTACACTTAAACGATGTTTTATATATTGTATATTTTTGAGTAGTGTTGTTTCTTTGTCTCCAAACAGTTATCCAGTCGTTACGTCTTAAACGCTCCCACCTATTCTTATCCCATGAAAAAGTATAAACCCCGTCAATATAATCTTTTCTTGTAAACAACTCCATACAGTCAAAGTAAATTAGAAGTTCTAGATCAGCATCTTTTAAATTGTATGTTTTACAAGCCCATTTACGTATAATACGATAATGCTTTAACAAACCTATGCTTCTAAGATCTTTAGCTTCTAATTTTCTCACAAGACTATAACAACGTCCTGTTGTTTTATTACAAGAAATATATCTTCATCTATTTCTATGTTAAACCCAGCGTGTTTGTCGTAATAAATTCTATCATCAGTTTTAACACCTTGAATTAAATCTCCTACGCTTTTTACAACACCTTGCCTATATCTTATGTCTTCTTTTATTTTATCTGTAAGAAGTAAACCACCTTTTGTTTTAGTGGCTTTTTCTTTTATTTCTTCTATAACTAAGTAATTACCTATCGCTCTCATTCCTCTCTCATATTACTAATTACACAATCAGTTGATAATATTGTTGAGGCAACAGATACCGCGTTTTTCAGTGCACTTTTAGTTACTAGCAAAGGATCTATAATACCTTCTTTAATCATATCAACTGTTTCACCAGTTACTACATTAATACCTTTACCTTTACCTTTTTGTGGCACATATTCTAATCCAGCGTTTTCAAGTATGTTTTTATATGGTCGCTTTATAGCTTCAATAAAAATACTAGCTCCATCACTATTATTATCAATACTATTAGCAGCGTTTAATAAAGCTATACCACCACCTGGAACTATACCTTCTTTTACCGCGGCTTTTGTAGCGTGTATTGCATCATCAACTCTATCTTTCTTTTCTTTTAACTCTACATCTGAGTTTGCACCTACAGATATAACCGCAACGTTACCAGATAATATAGCTAATCTTTCTTGTAGCTTTTCTGTTCTTAAGCTAGGATCTGAAGATTTTAACTGCTCTTCAATATCTTTTATTCTAACTTTAGCTTCTTCTGGTATTTCAGCTATTTTTAATACTGTAGTTTTACTGTCAGATACACAAGTTTCACACTCACCTAGCATATCAGGCGTAATTAAATCTACATCGTCGCCATATTCTTCATTTATATGTGTAGCTCCTGTTATCGCAGCTATATCATCTAAAAAATCTTTTTTCCAGAAGTTAAAACCAGGAGGTGAAACTACATTAGCTTTAATATTACCTTTTATCTTGTTCATTACAAGAGCAGCCATTGGTTGTTTTTCTAACTCACCTATAATAAGTATCGACCTATTGTTTTGAACAGCATATTCTAATACAGTTTGTATTTTTCTAACTATGCTTATTGGTGAACTTACTAGTAATATTAATGGTTTCTCTAATGTTACTGTTTGTTTAGCTGTATCTGTTACAAAATTAGGATTAGCATATCCTTGATTTATCTGTGAACCTGATACAACCTCAACAGTTGTTTTTTCTGATTTACCATCAACATCCATCATAACAGTACCGTTTTTACCAACCTTTTTAAAAGCTTCACCTATAATAGACCCAAGCTCTTTATCGTTGTTTGATGATATTGTTGCTACTTGATCAATCATATCACCTTCAACAGGTACTTTAATATCTTCAAGATACTCAATAGTGCTATTACATGCTTGTTGAATATCTTCTTTTATTTTACGTAAGCTATCACTTGTTTGTTTGCTATTAGCTTCTTTTAATAAGCTGTGAGCTAAAACAGTGGCAGTTGTTGTTCCATCACCTGCTTCGCTTACAGTTTTTCTAGCTGCCTCTTTAATTAATGTAGCTCCTATGTTTTCAACAGGATCTCTTAAATTAACAGAGTTAGCTACGGTTACACCGTCTTTTGTAATCATAGGTCTTCCCATGAAGTCTTCTAAGATAACACACTTACCGCTAGCTCCTAGTGTGGAGCTAACAGCTTGTGTTAATTTATCTATCCCAGCAAAGACTTTATCCTTAGCATCACTGCCAAAGCTTAACGTCTTCACGATGTCTTGTGGATTTTGCATTTAATTTA